TACAGGCCGCCGGGAAAGAGCAGGGAGGAGGCGACAGAGGAATATGTTCACTATCTTCAGGAGAAATATCCGGATAAGCGCAAGCAGTTTTCGGCAGGGATCCTGTACAGGAAGAGTCGGAACCTGAAACAGATGGGGGAGGCGTCGCTGGTAGACAAGCGGGGGAAGCATGACGGACATAAGCGTGCTGTGCCCAAAGAAGTATTCGATATCTTTGAATATTATTATCTTGACCAGTCAAAGAAATCCGTACAGAAATGCATTACCTTGACAGAATTAGAGATTAAGCATCATCCGGACCAGTATGACCAGTCTTTACTACCGCTTGCATCCAGCACGTCATTTGCGCGAGAGATAGAACGAAGTATCCCGGTGCCGGTGCTGAAATACTACCGTTTGGGACAGAAGGTATTCCATGACGAATGCGCCAATTACATAGAACGGAGTTATGATGACCTGCACAGCAACGACATTTGGGTTTGCGATAACCACACTTTTGATATTTTTGTGGACGGCGGGGAGAGTGAGAAACCAATCCGTGTTTATCTGACGGCATTCCTTGATGTCAGGAGCCGGAAGATGGTCGGGTGGTACGTGACGGATGCACCGTCATCAGATGCTACGCTGCAGGCACTCCGGAGAGGGATAGAGGCTTACGGAATTCCTAAACGGGTCTATTCAGATAACGGCCGTGAGTTTTTGACACATGATATCGGGGGACGCGGTTTCCGGAAGAGCGCAAAGACGGACGGACACGAGCCGCTGACGATCCTGCAGCACCTGCAGATTGAGTTTCGTACAGCGCTTGTCAAGAATGCCAGGGCGAAGATCGTGGAGCGGGCGTTTGTGGATGTCAAGAACTGTTTTTCCAAGCTTTTTAACGGCTACACTGGCGGTACAACTGCAGAACGGCCGGAACGGCTGAAGACGCTGGGGAAGCATGCGGGGAATTTTATTGCCATAGACGAGTTCAGGGAGTATGTGGATATCTTCATCCAGGGATGGTTCAATAAACAGCCACATTCCGGTGCAGGGATGAACGGCAGGACAAGGGACGAAGTCTATGCGGCGTGCCTGTATGAACAGAGGGTGGCGACGCCAGATGAACTGAATCTGATGATGCTCCGGACGGGACGGATGCAGACAGTCAACAGAGGCGTGCGGATTAAATTTTATGAGCAGACACTCCGGTTTTATTCAGATGAACTGATCATGGGGCACGACAGGGAGAAAGTATATGTCCGTTACAATCCGGACGATCTTGCAGAAGTCAGGGTCTATGATGAACAGGATCGGTTTCTCTGTACGGCACAACAGGTAGAAACATTGAGTTATTTTGACTCAAAAGATGCGGTTGCAAAAGCTATGCGTGAGCAGCGTACCTTGGAAAAAGCCGTCAAGAGTTACAAGAAAAAGAAAGGAATTGAGGCGGACGACGCGCTGGAACTTGTGCTGCGTGAAGCGGAGAGCCGGATGGCAGCAGGGGAAAGGCTGGATCCGAAGATCGTCACACCGATCAGGGCGATCGACGATGCTGGTGATTGTACAGAAGATATTCTGGCCAGGGCGGTAGGTGCAGAGCCGATAGACTGGACTGCGGCATTGGAAAGAATGGAAAAAGTCAGATCAAACTAGGAGGAAGGAAAGATGGAAGAAAAGGCAGTAATGGGCTATGTGGAGGCCTGCAGTTTCATTAAACAGTACATGAATTCCACAAAAAAGACACAGTCGCAGGTGGCAAAGGAACTGGATATATCAGCTTCCGCATTGTCAGGGTTCTTAAGCGGGACATACAAGACGCCACATACGATCACTTCAAAGATCGAGGAACTGGCAGAGATCAGTACGCAGAAAAAAGTAGCTCCGAAGGAGCCGGCATTTGCTGAGACCAGTATCAGCCGGGATATTACAAATGCAATCAAGTATTCCCATCTGCAGGGAAAGATATCTGTCATATATGGGGATGCGGGTATCGGTAAGACCATGGCGTTCAGAAATTATCTTGAGCAGAACACGCTTGCTATCGGTATCACGATATCACCGACTTTCGCATCTATCGCTGGCGTAAATGAAAAACTGGCAGAACAGCTTGGCGTAAGGGAGCGGGTATCGAGGAAACAGACGATGGAGATCATCAATAAGCTCCGCGGATCTGGCAGGGTGGTAGTGATCGACGAGGCGCAACATTTAACAGTCCGTGCACTAAACCACCTCCGCTGTATCTCAGATGAGAGCGGCGTTGGGATATGTTTTATCGGAAATGACGAGGTATACAGCAAGCTGAAGGGAAGTGGGAGGGCTGATTTTGCACAGTTGTTCTCCCGGATCGGCATGAGGAGACAAGTCCTTGTGAGCAATATCACCAAGCAGGATGTCAAGTCGGTATTTTGCGGCTTTGCGATGGAAGAAGACGCAATGGAACTGCTCTACAGGATATGCAGGACCAACTATGGTATGCGCGGGGCTGTCAATGTCTTCATCAATACGGCAGCTGTATTTGAAGAGATTTCCTGTACCGGGCTGACAAAGATGATGCGGGAGATGAACATAGGATAGGGGGTGACGGTGGTGAAGCTGGAAGAGAAAAAGGCAGAATACTGGAAGGTCATATCCCGGACGCGGAAGTCCGGCAGGATCGCAGAGTCTGTCAGGAAGCGGATAGAAAGTACGTGGGAACGGTTTGATGAGGACGTGATCCTGGAAGCTTTGCAGATCCATATGCAGCGGTACCCTATGTACAGGGAGACCTATACGGTAGGCATCATGCGGAACCTGCAGAGGCAAAAGACGGCGACTGGCAAAGTCGGTAAGGATAATCCTTTCAACAAGATAGAACAGAATGATTATGATTTCGATGAGCTGGAGAAGGAATTGTTGGCAAATTAGGGAAGGGAAGTAAAAGATGAGGCAGATACTATTGAGATTTGAAGGCGATGAAGACGGGGAAAAAAGGGCAGCAGGGTTGATCCAGGAAGCTGTATTCCGAATGTTGGAGCAGGAGAAGATGTGTGTGAAGAATTTTGTGAATGTCACCATAACTCCGGAACCGCAGATGTCTTTCCAGACAGATGCCGTTCTGCAGATTCCGGAGTTTATGAAAAAGCGTATGAATAAGCAAAAAACAAGATAAAAGGAGGATATTGGGATGGCAAGAAAGAGAGTGACTGAGCCGCAGCTCAAAAGCTGGGAAGAGGTAGACGGATGCCTTAAGGTGATGGGTGACGCAGAGAACCAGATCAGCATCATCGAGGCGGAAATGAATGCAGCCATTGCAGAGGCAAAGAAGGAAGCGGCAGAAAAGGCAGCGGAGTATAAGGAACTGATCAAACAGAATGAAGGTAAGATTAAGGAATTTACTACGATCAACAAGGAAGAACTGAAGGGAAAAAGCAGGCAGCTCACTTTCGGGACAGTGGGATTCCGGCAGAGTACAAAGCTGCTCCTTCCGCAGGATACGGGGGAAGTGATCGTGAGGTTGCGTGAGAACGGTATGGCGGACTGCATCAAAGTGACGGAGACGATCAATAAGGATACGATAAAATCCTATCCAGAAGCGGAGATTTTAAAAATCGGCGGGTACCTGCAGAGGGCAGACACGTTCTGGTACGAGACAGATAAGGATTCACTGGCGGAAGCGGTAACGTAGGAGGGATGGAAAGTATGGGAAAAGCAGTGACTTATGCCCAGATCAAGAAGATCCATGTGCTGGCAAAGGAGCGGGGAATGGACAACGACCTGCTCCATGAGCATATGGAGATGCTGGTGGGGAAGGTGAGCATCCGTGAACTTACCAAAAAGGATGCGATCGTGCTGATCGATTCTCTGGAAGGAAAGGCCGGAAGCAGGGACGTGAAGGACAGGGCGACACACAAGCAGATGCACTTCATTTTTGGCCTGATGAAAGAGATGGGATGGACTACCGGGGATGGAAAGCCGGATCTGGAGAGGTTAAACCGCTTTTTAAGGTCAGATAAAGCAGGGTTCAACCTGGAAGATTACAGGTGGCTGAACGTTGGGATGGCCAGTGACCTGATCGAGGGGTTTAAGAGGATGTTGGCCCGGGAACAGGAAAAGATGGTTGCACATTGAAGGAAGGTGGCATATAATGAGAAAGCCAAGCTATAATTCCATGACAGTGCGGACAGAAGAGATTTTCGAAAATCTGAAGGTAGATGATCTCGAAGATAAATATAAAGAGATCGCAGATATTGTTGGCTTTGAGAATCTCATCAAACTGGTAGAGAACTATGCAGGGAACAGTGTCTATATACCACAGAAATATGAACTGTACCGTCATGAGATGTATAAAGCGATCTTGGATGAATATGATGGGACAAATATCAAGAGGCTGGCTACGGATTATGGGATTTCGGAGAAAACAGTCTATAACATCCTCAGGGATCATCTTTTCAAAAAGAAGAAAAGTTCTGGTAAAGGACAGCTGGAAGGGCAGATATCTCTTTTGGATCTGATTACATAAGAAATGAAAGTTACAATATTAAATGGATACGTATGAGAGGTATGATAGCCATGTACAGGGAACTGTATGTGGCTATTTTTATATGCAAATTTAAGAAAACGGAGGGTTTACTTATGGTATTTTCATTTGATGTTGCGTTGGCGCTGGTCACAGCATTTTCGATTGTCACATCGGTGGTGACACAGTTCGTAAAAGTAGTATTGGATACTTTCAGGGCAAAATACGCATCTAACGTGGTCGTACTGATCGTGGCGGCGGTCGTTGGGACGGGAGGCACGATGCTCTATTATGTGAATCATCAGATCCCGCTGAACGCACTCACAAGTGTATATCTGGCGATCATGTGCCTTATTAACTGCATGGGTGCCATGCTCGGGTATGACAAGGTAAAACAGATGCTCGAGCAGCTGAAAGCAGTCAGGGGAAAATAGGAGAAATACGATGGCAGGGATAAAATATGTAGGGGATATCTCTAAATATAACGTGATCCGAAACTATGCACTTTTAAAAGATCATTTCGACGGGATGATCGTCAGGATCGGTTACCGTGGATACAGCGCAGGGGTGATCAAAGAGGATCCCCTGTTCAAGGAACACATGAAGGGTATCATCGGGGAGGGGATCCCCTACGGATTTTACTTCATGGGGCAGGCGGTCACGGAGTCGGAAGCGGCTGCGGAGGCTGAATACTGTTATGAGATGACAAAAGGGTACAGCCCGGCACTGCCTACCTACTATGACAGTGAATTTTCCAATGAGAAAGGGAACGGCCGGGCAGACAGCCTGTCGCGCAGGGATCGGACGGATATCACGAAAGCATTCTGCGTCCGGACAGAGCAGCTTGGAAGGCGGGCAGGGGTCTATGCCTCGAAAAGCTGGTTTGAGACCAGGCTGTATGCAAAAGAACTGTCGGGCTACAGCATCTGGGTAGCGCAGTATAACAGGTCCTGCAGTTACCGGGAAACAGGATATGATATGTGGCAGTATACCAGTAGCTACAGTATTCCGGGGCTGAATACAAGATTTGACAGGTCGTACTGTTATAAGGAGTTCGGCACGGCAGCAGGTGCAGACAGCACAGCAGCGGAGGATGTTCTGGAACTGGAGGAAGGGATACACAGCTATAGTCTGAAAGCATCCGGATCGAAACGGATCATGAGAGGAGGAGTAAGGAGTAACTTCTTATTAAAAGAGTTCCGGTGTAAGGATGGCAGTGATGAGATCCTGCTGGATTCCGCATTGATAGAGTTACTGCAGAAGGTCAGGGATCATTTCGGAAAAGCAGTGTCGGTCACCAGTGCATACCGGACACCATCCTATAACCGGAGCGTTAACGGGGCAACCTCTTCCTACCATATCAAAGGGCAGGCGGCTGACTTTACGGTTACAGGCATCTCAAACAGGGAAGTGGCTAAATACCTGCAGGGGATCGGAGCAAAGGGAATCGGCCTGTATGACTATACGGGCGGTTTCGTCCATGTGGATACACGGGATAAGAAGTATTTCTGGAAGCAGGATTCAAGGAATGGCAAAGCTTACGGCATCGGTACCTTCGGTGCAACGTAGGTATATATCGTAAAGGGGTATACGGTCGCAACAGTACGGTACAATGACCGGAATAAGTATGTACGGCTCCTGCAGGAGACGGTCGGTGTGGAGCCGGACGGGATCTTCGGGCCGGAGACAGAAGAGGCAGTGAGGATATTCCAGAAGATGCATGGCCTGGCAGTGGATGGAGTGGCAGGGCCGAAGACATGGAATGCGCTGCTGTAGCCAGGAAGGAGGCTTGGATCATGTATGCAGTCTTGGCAAATGCACAGATGTTCCCGTCGGAATGGGTGGCGAACATAGCGGATAAAGGGATCACGGCGATCCTTCTCATCATATTCGTGGGGTACTTCATCAGGCGATCCCGGAATGATGACAATAAGGTAAAGGAAGCCTATGAGACATCACAGAAGAACATGGAAGAGCAGAACAGGATCGTGCGTGAGCGCGAGGACTATCTGCTTGCGGAGAATGCAAAGCGGGAAGAGATCATCCGTACGGAAGCGGAGCGCAGGGAACAGCTGATCAGGACGGAAGCAGAGAAGCGTGAGAGCATCCTGATGGCGAGCCAGGACAGGATGCTGGATACCCTGGACAACATAGCAGCCTCTTTAAATAACGTAGAGCGCAGCGTGGCAAGGCAGGATCAGAGACTGGATGCGATCGAACAGGAGATACGGAATGGATCAATTAAAGGTAGCGGAAGCTAAGCTGCTCCGTGGGGCAGTCATATCAAAACTATATATGACATATGGTACGGACATTCGCATTTATGCCTTGAAAAACCTGTTGCGGTCGAAAGGCTTTGTGCAGGATGAAGATTTGAAGAAGACGGTCTTTTATCTTGGGGGTGACGGAAAGAGATATATCCATGTGGAAGTTAACAAAGAGGAATGGAAAGACAGCCTGATCTGGCTTACGCCTGCAGGGGTAAACCTTGCAGAGAAAGATATAGAAGATGTAGGGGTGATTTTTGACGATGAGTAATCTGATTCAGACAGCAGAAAAAGAGATTTTAAGGAAAGAGATATTGAATCTCTGTTACCAGGCATCCTCCGTAGGATGCAGTACAGATGTACTGGCGGCGGCGTTTGCGCATTCCGGGGTAAGTGGACGAGACCGGGAGGAAATCGTAAGACAGGTTGATTATCTGAAATCAAAAGGCCTGGTAACGGTAGAAGCGGTAGGAAATGAGAGACTGAATCTTTCAAAGGATATCGTGAAGCTGACGCCGGACGGCATCGATTATCTGGAAGGCAATGCAGGGCGGATCGCCGGGATCGGAGGCTGATATGGCGGACAACAGGAGTCATGGGAAGATTGATGCGCTCCCGGAACGGCTGAAGAAGCAGGTAGAGGAGAAGCTGCTTGCGGGGGAGACTTACGAAGGGATCGCTTCCTATCTGCAGGAGAATGGCGAGGACGTACATTTTTCAAGTGTCGGACGTTATGGGCGGAAGTTTTTGAACAAGTTCCAGTCGGTCCGAATTGCTACAGAGTATGCAAGGATGCTTGCCGAGGACAATGCTGACCGGCCATCGACGGAGATCCACGAAGCGAACAACATGCTGGCCAGCCAGCTGATCATGCAGGCGCTGGTGGATGACGACATGGATCCGAAGGAACGGTCTGACCTGATCCGCAGCATCGCCAGTCTGCAGAGGGCACAGGTCAGCAATGAGAACCTGAAGCTGAAAGCGAGAAAAGAGCGCGGCGCTGTACATATCGCAATGGAACTGCTCAAAGATAAAGTCTACGAGGAGCTCGGTGAGGCCTATCCGGACATTGCAGCGAAGCTGCTTCTTCTGGCGGAAAAGACGGAAGAAGAAATGGAAAAGATGGAAAAAGGGCAGTGATGCCGTAGAATCGGTTTTAAGCGCGTTTGGGTACAAGATGGAGAATTGACCGGGAAAATCAGTTGAAGCCAAATTGAACGCAGTTGAACGGGTTCTACGGGTATAAAAATGGCAGTGCCATCAGTGCGCCCAAAAATAAGAGGACAGAAATGTAAAGTATGGCGGAAATGGATTGGAAAGAAAAAGCAAGGGACTTATATTTTGGATCAGGTATGGGCATAGGTGAGATCGCAGTCTATCTTGATATTTCACGGCAGTCTGTATCAGGATATTTGAAGCATCTGCCGGGCTACGGGGCGGAGCAGGAACGGCGCAAGGCGGCAAACAGCAGCCGCCGGAAGGAATATAAGAAAGAAAAGAACAGGCAGTACAGGGCCTGCATGGTAGTTACAGGCGAGACGCTGCGCAGGGAACACGACCTGGCGGCCCTGATCCTGTCCAGGGAGAAATATCATTAAATGGGGTTCAACTGCGGTTGGATCCTTTTTCAACGTGCATTCACAGGGGATTGATGAGATGGGAAGCCTTGCTTCTGAATACAAAGCAAAAGTGAATAGGGCAGGAAGGCCTGCGGTGTATGCAGAGGCGGAGAAGAATCTTTGGAACTATAACAAGCTGATCAACCCGAAATTCTTTAAGGAGACACGGCCGCATCTGAAGGTGATAGCGACTGTGCTGCAGGCAATCTTCGAGCACCGGATCGTCAAGCGGCCTGGTGATAATGAATGGAAGATTATTTCCATAGAAGATAAGAAGATGCTGGATCAGACGGCTGCAGAATATACTGCCTGCAGATGCCTGGCCATCGATATACCGCCCCGGCATGGGAAAAGCTACAACCTGTCCCAGTTCTGTGACTGGGTATATGGCAAAGACCAGGACCAGAGGATCATAGCGGTCACTTACAATGAGATACTGGCGGGCCGGTTTTCGGTAAATGTCAGGGACGGCATAGAGGCGACGAAGGCGGATAAGAATTTTACAGTTTTCAATGATATCTTTCCGGATGTGCATATCAAATACGGCGACAGCGCGAAACAGATGTGGTCGTTGGAAGGGCAGTTTTTCTACTATCTGGGTACCGGGTTTGGTGGGACGATCACAGGCGTCGGATGTTCGATCGGGATTATCGATGATCCGGTGAAGAACCATATCGAAGCGTTT